CGCGCCACCATAACCATCAAGAACCCCGATGGCACTACCACGGTGGAGGATCTTTTCTTCGGAAAGTCTCTCGAAGCCAAAGCTGACGTCAATAAGACGGCTGTCAAGACTCTCGGGAAGAGGGGCGAACAGCATAAACCCAATGGGTGGACTGGCTCAGGTTCGATGACAGTTTATTATGTGACGTCGCTGTTCCGTAAGATGGCTCTGAACTACATCAAGAACGGAGTTCCGATTTATTTCGACCTGACAGTCATAAACGACGACCCAGGCTCCGGTGTGGGCAGACAGACAGTTGTGTTGAAAAACTGCTCAATCGATTCCGTCGTGTTTGCTAAGTTCGATGTTGAGTCAGAAGTTCTTGATGAGAGCTTCGACTTCACATTCGACGATGTTGAAATCCTTGATGAGTTCAACCGGCCCATCTTGGGATAAGATAGAACAATGAATTGGGGAGGATGAATTATGAACGCACTGCAGCAGTTCCTTTCAAAAAACACTGTCGACAACATAGTTGAGACAGTTAAGCTCAATGGCAGACTGAAGGACTTCGAGTTCAAAGTGAAGGCTATAACCGGCGAGCAGTACAGCAGCTATCAGACGCTGTGCATTGAGAACCCGAATAGCCCGAAGAAGCGGAGATTCAATCTCAAGAAGTTTAATGAGCTCATCGTGACCAACCACGTTATTGAGCCGAATTTCAGGGATGCTGAGTGGCTTAAAGAAATGAATTGCTCCGATCCAGCTCAGCTGATGTATAAAACACTGCTTGCAGGTGAAATCAACGAACTTGCTGAAGCAATTCTCGAACTGTCCGGCTTCAACAACGACATGGAAGAGGCTATTGAAGAAGCAAAAAACTGATGGCGGAGGGAGACGGAGACACTTGGTATTGCTACTATGCAGTAATGAAACTGCATTGGAAACCAAGTGACTACGCCTTCCTCCCGCCTAGGGAGAAAGCTCTCTTGATTGCGTTCATTGAAGAACGCATTAAACAAGAGGAAAGAGAACACAGAGAAATAAAGGCAAAAGCATCTAGAAAAAGAATAAGATGAGAAAAGGGGGGTCTTTGGATTGGCATCTATTCGAAATTCAATTAGCTTGCAGGACCAAATGACCCCTGTTTTTAGATCCATAATACGTGCCATGGATCAAACTCTCAAAGCCATGCAGAATCTTGATAAGCAGGCTAACAAGGGAGTGCAAAGCAGGGCGTATAATCAGGCGAAACGTTCCATAGACCAGGCTAACAAGGCAATCGACCGAATGAAAACCAACATGGATCGAGCCGATAGGTCGGCCAAGAACTTAGAGCAGACGACAGGAAAAATTCATGGAAACATGTCAAGAATACAGAGCTCAGGATTCAATCTAGTTAACCTGAGTGCTGCTCTATATTTGTTCCGAGCTATCAAACAGGCTGTAAAGGATGTGATGGACAGCGTCGACGAAACGACGTCTATCGCTGCTCGACTCGGAATATTTAATACTTCTTCAGTTTATGGCAAAGATGAATTATTTGGAGCTGTATATAGAACAGCTCTTGCAACAAGAACCGGGTTAACTGAAACAGGTAACCTGGCTAACCGTATTTTGATTTCAGGCGCTATGAAAGGTGAAGGTGCCAGCCTTGGCGCCATTAAACTTGCTGGCATCATAAACAAAGCAGCTATAGCGGGTGGCGGTACGCGGGACGAAGTAAGACGAGCGCTCTTGCAGTTGTCCCAGGCTCTGGCATCTGGTATGCTGCAGGGTGATGAACTTCGTGCTTTAAGAGAACAGACTCCATATCTGATGGATGTGCTTGCCAAAGGTTTGAGCAAGATTGAACCCGACAAATTCGCTAATGTCACTCTCGGCCAGTTAAAAGAACTCGGCGCAGAAGGAGAGTTAACATCTGATAGAATTTTGAAAGCATTCCTTGCAATGGAAGGAGAAGTTGACGCAGCATTCCAGCAGATGCCGAAAACCTTCTCTCAGGCAATGACACAACTTAATTCGATTTGGCAGTACTTCCTGTATCTGCTATCTCAGAGTGATAAAGCATTAGGCATACTTACACAGAAAGTATGGGAACTTGCTGATTATCTGGCATCTGCTGAAGGGGAACAGATTCTGCAGAGATTAGCTGAAGCTATTACTTTAGTGGTAAATGCGTTCCTGATGTTCGCAGACTTAGGCGCACAGGCTATCGCTTGGCTGAGTCAGCATGTAGAAATTCTCAATGCACTGCTTTTTGCTCTCGGAGTGGTAATGGTGGGTGTTGCAATTAAAGCAACAATCGCTTGGATCGCAGCCTTTTGGCCCTTCTTGCTGATTGTTGCAGTCCTAGGCATAATAATATATACCCTGCTTAAATTAGGCGTCACAATGAACCAAATAGTGGGTAGCATGATAGGTGCAATCACGTGGTTTATAGGACTCCTGTGGCAGGTATGCTTATGGTTCGGAAACGTTGGATTAGCGGCCTGGGAAGTTATTAAAAACATAGGCCTGTGGTTCGCTAATCTCGGGCTGGGTATATGGAACGTTCTATCTGCTTGCGTGCATAATATTCAAGCTGCATTCGTCAATGCTTTCCTCTACATCAAAGAAAAATTCCTCGATTTCAAGATAACAGTTCTGGAAGGTGTCTTGAAGATAATTCAGACACTGAACAAAATACCAGGTGTAAATATTTCAACTGATAGTATATCTGGTACGATACAGAACTTTGCTGCAGAAAAAGCTGAAGCAATTGCGTCTAAGATGGATTACAAAGACCTTGGAGAGGAATTTAGAAAAGGATATAACACTTATAGCTATGGCAGTGTCAGTGCAGCATACAATACGTTTGACGCTTTTAGTGCGGGCTGGGGCACAGAATGGTTTAGTAAGGGTTATGACTTTGGAAGTGACTTGGTTGATAGCTTAAGCGGACTGTCAGACCAGTTCTCTATGGGCTTGGGTACACTGGACAACATGGACAAAGCCTTAGCTGAATGGGACCCGAATTCAGTTACAATGAATGGAGGGTATCTAGATAAAATCGGCGAAGTAAACATCTCAGACGAAGATTTGAAACTTCTTAGAGATATCGCCGCAAAAGAATTCCTGCTAAATGTAACTCAGGTAACACCATCTGCTAATATTCAATTTGGCGACGTCAGAGAAACCGCTGATGTCAACAAAATCATGGAAGCTATCGAAGATATGGTGGAAGACGCTCTTGCATCAATATTGGTGATTGATTAAGGGGAGGACTCGGAATGGAAGATATAGGTTTCTTCTTTGAATATGAAAATACAGTCGTACAGCTTCCGATAAATCCATCTGAGCTGACAATCAAAACCAAAGGCACCAATAAAACGATGGAAATAATCAGCTTAGGCCAAATCAACCTATTAAAAGACGTGGCTTTGAGCGAACTTTCCATCAGTAGCTGGCTTCCTGGCGGTACTTGGTTTCCAGGTATTCGTACACTGGGTAAATTTGAAGGACCTGAATTTTATGAACAGTTCTTTAACAAAATCAGAGCAGATAAAAAGCCTTGTCGCTTAATTGTTACTGGCATCAATCTCAACATGCTAGTCAGTATCGAATCTGTCGAATTTGAACACAGAGCTGGCGAACATGAAGACAAGTATTATACCTTAAACCTGAAAGAATATAAACCTTTCACTATCAAGGAAGCACCGATACAGAACTTGGCTAACGTTGCGGCGGGTAAGGTTGCAAATCCTCCCGTCGCGACACAGTCTAATCGTGAAGATACTGAAGTAACGATAGGAAGCGTGGTTATTTTGAACGGAACTGTTCATAGGGACAGCTATGGCTCTAAACCAGGAAAGACTTTCAAAAATTATAAATGCAAGGTGAACTTAATCAATAAAAGAGGAACTCATCCGTACCATGTCACGACCATGGATGGCGGATGGCTCGGATGGGTGACTAAAGAGAGCGTGAAGCTAGCATGAATATACTGGCTACGATATATGATAATAGAAAACAAATCGTATATGATGTATCTCAGGTTATCGGAAACCTGCAGATATCTTCATATATTGAAGATCAGCCAACAAAATGTACGTTTGATTTAGTTAAGGCTGATAATATCTCATTTCATGAGGGTGCTACATTCTCTTTGACAGTTGACGGTGAAGGTATATTTAAAGGGTATGTTTTTTCAAAGAAACGAAATAGAGATGTTGAAATCATCCATGTAACATGTTACGACCAATTGAGATATCTGAAGAATAAAGATTCATATGTTTTCGAAAATCTCACAAGTGACCAAATTTTTGCTAGGATTTGTGAGGATTTTGTGTTAAAATATAAAGAAGTAGACCGAAGCAGCTATATATGTGCTCCACGAACACATGACAACAAACCTCTATACGACATGATAAAAACCGCACTATACGACACTCTCATCAACGCAAAGACATGGTTCATAATAAGAGACAATTTTGGAACGCTGGAGCACGTTAGCATAACTTCACTCGACTCCGGAATAATTTTAGGAGATGAGTCCGGAATTGAGAATTTGGAATACGAAACCAGCATTGATAAAGACGTTTATAACCAGATAAAATTGTACCGTGACAACAACAAAACAGGAAAGCGAGAAATATTCATCGTCAACGACACTATATATGGCGGCAATAATTTAAAACGATGGGGTATTCTTCAGTACTATGCTAAGGTTGATGATAATCTCAACTTAGCACAGATTGAACAAAGAGCTAGAGGAATGTTAGCTCTATATGACGATACAAAGAGAACGCTTAAATTGGAATGCCTCGGTTCGTTTAAAGTGTTTGCTGGAAGTTTTATCACGGTGAGGATTGCAGACTTGGGTGACTTATCAGTCAACCAGTACATGCTCGTGACATCTTGTACTCATAAAATCAATAATAACGAGCATCGAATGTCAGTGACTGCGGAGATGGTAACACTATGAGTAATGGGACAAGAATAGCCAGAGCGATAGTGAATTGTGCTAAAAATTTATCGAGTGATACCACTGATATAATATCGGGTGTTGTGACGTCTGTGTCTCCGCTTCGTGTTAAGGTTGATAAATTGGAACTGACCGAAACCTTTTTGATAAAAGGTGCGCTGGTTACAAAGAAACGTATACAAATCGGAGGAGAAGAAATTCTCCTCTGGAGAGACCTCCAGGTTGGCGACAACGTATATTTGCTCAGAGTATCTGAGGGCCAGAAATTCTTTATATTACAAAGAAAAGAGGGGGTGTAGTTATGATACCGGAATCAATAGATTTTAACAATGTCATTGAAGACGGTGCGTATACTATACAGCCTTCTAAAACATATAAACTTGATTTAGTAAGTAAGCACATAATTGGAACAATTGACGGGCGTGACGCTGTTCTACAGGCAGTTCGTAAGATACTGGACACTGACAGGTATGCATATGAGATATATGATGGGAGCTACGGGCATGAGCTAGTTAAACTTGTCGGAAAAGATTTTAACTATATTAAGGCCCGACTTCCACAGATTGTTGAAGAAGCATTGACTCAAGATGAAAGGATAACTGGAATATCAAATATGAACATTCGTCGCATAAGCATTGACGAGGTAGAAATTTCGTTCATCGTCAACACAATCTACGGCGATGTTCCATATAGCAAGGAAGTGAGGATATGATAGGTTCAGATCTGGAAAAATATACATTTGAATATCTGATGTCACAAGCTCTTGCCAATGTGCCAGATACTATTGACAAAAGGCAGGGTAGTATCATCTATGATGCTCTAGCACCTGCTTGCTATAGGCTGGCTGAATTATACATGAACTTGCGCGATGTCTACAGAGACACTTACGCATTGTATGCTGAGGGCGAAGCACTGGATCTCAGAGTTGCTGATATCGGGCTTACACGCAAACCTGCAACTCCTGCCGTCAAGAGAGCGGACTTCCAGACATCAAATGGTTCTCCTGCATCTGTTCCTCTGGGTTCAAGATTTTCATCCATTTCAGATACGAATCCGATGAACTATGTTGTAATAGGGCCGTATGAGGAAAATGGAATTGCTATTCCAGGTGCATATCGCCTTCAATGCGAAACTGCAGGCACTATTGGCAATGAGTACTACGGTGACTTGAATGCAATTACGTTTGTACCTAACGTATCAAAAGCTATCATGTCCGAACTGCTTGTTCCAGGTGCAGATGAAGAAACTGACGAACAACTCCGTGTGCGGTATTTTGAAAAGTTACAGGAACATCCATTTGGTGGCAATATAGCTGACTATCGTGCAATGCTTAAAGCAATTAACGGAGTGGGTGATGTGCAGATATACCCTGTTTGGAACGGAGGCGGCACTGTGAAAATCAGTGTCATTGACTCAGAGTACAATCCGGTTTCCCAAAATTTTCTTAATACTCTGCAGGATATGATAGACCCTAGCAGTGAGGGGAAAGGATTGGGCTTGGCTCCTATCGGACATAAAGTCACAATAACAACCGCTACGCTTGTCGAGTTGAATATCTCAGCAAACATTGTTCTTAGTCCGGGGTATATCTTCGAGCAGGTTAGAGAAAATGTCGTGTCTGCTCTGAGAGAATATGTTTTGGACTTGAAGAAAACCTGGGGAATAGGTTCAGAGATGAACGAGTACTTTATCTCAATCTACATCGCCAAGGTAACTTCGGTTATATTGAGCGTTCCCGGAGTTGCAAATGTCACAAGCGTGACGGTAAATGGGTCGAATACTGACATAGAATTGATAGAATCAGCGGAAGTGCAGGAACTTCCTGAATTAGGGGAGGTCATCTTAAATGTTTAGTATTCGCGACTATGTTCCGCTGATATATAGAGACATAAAGGAGTTCGACACCTTAATTGATGTCGAGGACATACTCTTTGATGAAGTGGAGCAAAAAATCGAGAAAATAAAAAATAACCAGTATGTAGTGACAGCAGATGCTGAGGGTATATCAATGCGTGAACGAATACTCAGAATAACTCCTGCTGCCACTGATACGTTGGAATTTCGGCGTGCGAGGGTTATCAACAGACTTTCAACAACTCCGCCGCTTACTTTCAATTTACTCAAGCAAAGACTTGATGCTATTATTGGAAAGAATAAATGGAAAGCATATATAGACTATGATAACTATACTTTATATGTAGAGAGCTCAGTGGACTCTCAGGTGTGGTTTAATGAATTGCTCTTAACTGTCGTAAATATGAAGCCCGTAAATATGGTCTTCATAGGAATTCCTCTCATTTCACAGGGGATAAAAGTAAGCGAGGCGATTTCATATAGTCAGATAAAATATAACTATATTCTCGGAAAATGGAGATTAAGTTATATTCCCTTTGCAAACATTTATGATAGGGGGACGATAAAAGTGCCTGAAGTGTCTTCTCTTACTAACTCATATATATCACATCTGACACAGAGTACTATGGAAAAAGTCAATTCAGTTCTTCTGAATGATTCTATTCAGATAACAAAACTGACAAAAGAAGTGGAAGACAATACAACAATTATCAAATATGCAGTGGAGCGTGGAGCAGCTGAAACTATTACGAATATAAAACTACTCGACAATAATGATGAAGTCCTTGCTTCATCTAATGTGTATATACCACTCGCAAGCGATGTTATCATAAAACATGCGATACTCATCAAGGAGGGTGTATAATATGCCTTACAGTGTGAAAACAAATTGGTCAATGGATGATATAGTATTGCCTGATGATTTCAATAGAATAGAGGGGAATATCCAGCATCTGCAGGACACAAAAGAAACCCCCGCCGGCGCCCAGGCGAAAGTAGATGCCCACGAAAGCAAAACTTCTACTCACGGAGCCACTTCAGCCGCAACAGCAAACAGTATCATTATCCGGGACAGTGCGGGCCGGGCAAAAGTGGCTGCCCCATCAGCACCGGATGACATAGCTAGAAAAGCAGAGGTGGATACCGTACAAGCGAACCTCACCTCGCATATGAATAA